CGAAGAACGCGTCTGGCCACTTCCGCGACAAGTGCATGGACTGCATCCAGGACGTCGCCGACGAGGTCCCGAGCCACCGCGAGACGTGCGACGACCCTGACTGTCTGATCTGTTCGACACCATGACTGAGGACCTCATCAGCATCGACGGCGTCGGACGACGACTCCGGGAGCTGACCATGAACGTCGAACCCATCACCGACCTGATCGCGAACAACCTCGAGATCGCGGCGCCGCTCGCAGCGCTGTTCGTCTCCTGGATCCTCTACGGGATCCTCGGGAAGCGGTTCCTCGGCGCCGACGACGACTACTGGCCCGCCATCCGGAACCGACTCCTCCCGCTGCTCGACCGGCTCGGCGCGACGACGTCGGGCCTGTACGCGAAGCACCAGCAGTCGAAGGCCGAGTTCGTCGGGATCGTCGCGATGGACGAGGAGGCCTTCGAGGTCGAGCTCGAGGACGCCGGCTTCTACCGGAACCCGCTGGCCGCCGTGAAGCGTTCCCCGAGCGGCTGGAAGTCCGACGGCTCCTGGGCTCGCCGGTACGGTCGCATCCGCGGCCTCGGTGAGTTCCTCCGGAGCATCGACGTCCCGATCGCCGGCGCACTGGGGCGGATGCTCGGTCGGTTCCTCGCTGCGACGGGGGACATCCTCGCCCGCCGCCAGCTCCACGTCACGATCTACACCGAGCAGCGCGACGGGAGCACGCGGCTCCACCTCTACGCTCACGACGAGCCCAACTCGCTGAACCCGCTGACCGCGTGGCGTCACTACGTCGGGAAGGCGTGGTCGGCGAAGAAAGGTGTCCGGAAGATGCGCGACGTCCTCGAGAACCAGGAGGGGCTCGAGGACGCCTTCATGTCGAACCTTCGCGACTACCACGAGAACGATGACTGACGACACACTCTCCCTCGAGGAGCTACCCCAGCCAGTCGAACAGACCACGGTCGATCCCGATGAGCTCCGCGTCGACGGCGAGAACCCGAACGAGCAGAGCGACGAGATGTTCGGGCTGCTCGTCGAGAACCTGCGGGAGAAGGGCTGGATCGGCAACGCCATCATCGCGAACACGGGCGACCTCCCCGGCTACGACGGCGAGCCCGAGGGCCTGATCGCCGACGGCGAGCATCGGTGGCGGGCGGCCCAGGAGGTCGGCCTCGACGAGGTCCCCGTGAAGCTGTACGACTTCGAGGACGATGCCCAGCGCCGCCTCTGGCGCCAGGAGCTCAACAAGATCTCCGGCGAGCACGACTCGACCCGGGACGCCCTCGAGTACGACTACCTCCTGCACGAGGGTCGGTCGGACGACGTCCAGGACCTCGTTGACGCGACCGACGAGGACCTCGACGAGCTGCTCGCGGAGATCCGCGTCGACAACTCGACGTCGCCGGCGTACGAGTACGAGCCGTCGACGACCATCCACTACGAGGACGCGGTCGAGGGCATCCGGGAGCGCGTCGACGACGACGCCGTCGACCTGGTGCTGACCGACCCGCCCTACGGCGTCGACGTCGACCTGACGCAGACGCTCGGCGCCACCGACGTCGACCACGAGGGCGACCTCGATAACGACGGCTACGAGGAGGCGGTCGACCTCTGGCGCGCGGTCGTCCCCGAATTCAAGCGGGTGCTCGCCGAGGACGGCCACCTCTACGCCTTCGCCTCCTGGAAGACGTACGACGACTTCCGGGACGTCCTCGAGGAGGTCGGGTTCGAGGTCGTGAACTGCGTCGTCTGGCTGAAGTCGACGCCGAACAACCAGACGGCGTTCGGGAGCGGGAACGTCCGGTACGGCTACCAGCACGAGTTCATCCTCTACGCCGTCCACGACACCTCCGAGGCGCGGCCGCTCGACCGGACGCTCTCGGACATCATCCTCCACAAGCACTCCTCGCAGGACAACGAGCACCCGACCGAGAAGCCGGTCGGCCTCCTAGAGACGCTGCTCGAGCAGTCGTCCGCCCGGGAGGACGTCGTCCTGGACCCGTTCCTCGGCTCGGGGTCGACGGCGGTCGCCGCCATCCGGAACGAGCGCGACTGCGTCGGCTTCGAGCTCGACGAGGAGACCTACCGGCAGGTCATCGAGCGCCGGGTCGCCGAGGCCGAGCGCCAGCTCGAGGCGACGGTCAACGCCGACTGACTGCCTGTGTATTGCGACTGTTGAGGCTGAACACAACTGAACATGAGCGACGTAAACTACGAAGCTGTCGAAATCCCCGACGACAAGCCGCCGTCCGAATACCACTGGACGGAGCGGCGGGCGGAGATCCTACAGCTCATCGAGAAGGCCGGCCACCCGGACTCAATCAGTCCGACTCGTTTAGCCGACCGCTACGACGTCTCGAAGAGCCAGATCTCCCAGGACAAGTCCCGCCTCCAGGAGTTCATCGTCGAGCAGATCGACGAGCCTGCCGTCGACGCGATCACCTCGACAGTCTTCCAGACGGCGGTCCAGGAACTGATGGACAACGACGAGTACCGGAAGGCGGCGAGGACCGTCGCCGACTGGAACGACTGGCTGGCCGACCGCGGCCACGTCGAGCGCGAGCCCGACCGCCTCGAGGCGAACGTCAGCCTCGAGGACCAGTTCATGTCGAACCTGAAGGACTACCACGGAGGTGACGACGACGACGATGTCGAGGAGTAACTCCGCCCCCGGCGTTCGCGGCGCCGGCGGGCCCGACGACGTCGACGCGCCGAAGCCCCCCGCCCACTACGCGCAGCGGGCCGACGCCGGCGACGAGACCTGGATCGAGGACGCCATCGAGGACTACCTCGGCATCCGGGTCGGCGAGGCGCAGCGCCGGATCTGCCGTGCCGTCGCCGCGAACAAGCAGCTGCTCGTCGTCTCCGCGAACTCCCTCGGGAAGAGCTACATCCTGGCGGCCATCACCATCGTCTGGCTCTTCTGCCGGTTCCCCGCCGCGGCGTTCGCGACGTCGGGGACCGAGCGGAAGATGAAGCGGACGTACTGCAAGCCCGTCGAGAGCCTCCACGGCGACGCCCGGATCCCGCTCCCCGGCGAGTACAAGAGCCGGCCCGAGCGCATCGAGATCGACGGCGAGCCCGAGCACTTCTTCGAGGCCTCCTCCCCCAGGGACGCCGGCGAGCTCGAGGGTGTCCACAACGCCTTCACGCTCTCGATGATCGAGGAGGCTGACAAGCCCGCCGTCGACGAGGACGTCATCGAGGCGATGCGGTCACTCGCGACCGACGATCGGGACCGCCTCATCCTCATCGCGAACCCGCCCGAGGACGAGACGAACTCGATCTACCCGCTGATGGACGACCACCCGAACTGGGAGGTCATCCGCTTCTCGACGTTCGACGCCCACAACGTCCAGGCCGAGCTCGGGAACATCGACGCGCCGAAGATCGACGGCATCGCGGGCATCAGCAAGCTCGAGGACGACTGGGTCGAGCACAACAACACGCCCTGGCCCGGCATCGAGACGGCGCTGCGGGTCTCGGCGCCGAAGCTCGACGAGGACGGCGACCTCGTCTTCGAGCGCGACGACGACCTCCAGGACAACCCCGACTTCCGGGCGAACCTCTCGAAGCGCTGGTACCGGCGCCGCGCCGGCATCATGCCGCCCGAGGGCGCGTCCGTCCATCGGCCGTACGGCGCCGGGACGGCGAAAGAGGCCTACACGGATCCGCTCACCGTCGAGCCCCGGAAGCCGCTGGGCACCGGGATCGACGTCGCCGGCCCGGGCTCGGACGAGACCGTGCTGATCACGTACTGGTCGCCCGGCGTGTTCACGGTCCGGTACACGGCCCAGAACACGGACTACCCCGAGCAGGAGCAGGAGATCATGGACGACTCCCGGCTCGGTGGCGATCGCCGCCACCCGGTCGCCGTCGACGCCGTCGGCGAGGGCTCCGGCCTGGCGGGCTACCTCGACGACCGCTGGCCCGACGTCTACCGGTTCGGCTCGGGCAAGAAGCCGCTCACCGAGGGCACCGCCGACGGCAACTCCTACGGCCAGATCAACTACGAGGACCAGCGGGCGGAGGCGCTCGCCGCGCTCGGCGACGTCCTCGAGGACGTCCAGTACGCGGACCGCGACCTTCGCGACCAGCTGGTCATCGGCGGCCGGACCATCGAGAACGACACGAAGACGCTCAACAGTCGGGGCGAGCACGGCGCCGAGGTCGTGACCGTGAACTCGAAGAGCGTCATCGAGGAGCGCCTCGGTCACTCGCCGGACATGCTCGATGCTGCGATGATGGCCGTCTGGGCTGCTGAAGGGCTACGTCCTGTGGAGGACACGGTTCAGGTCCACTTTAAGTCGGGCTCGATGCCCAGCCAGAACACCATTCGATAATCATGTCTACGACACCATCCTCGCGACCGATCCGTGGCCGCATCGAAGCCCTCACGCAACGGCTGTCCCAGACCGTCGAGACGGTCACCCGCAACTCGAGAATCTTCATCGAGAGCGGCGACGTCGACGACCTCAACCCGCCCGAGGACATCGACGAGTACCACCAGCTGTACCGCGGGATCGGGATCATCCGCGCGAACCTCAACCAGTTCACTCGCGACGTCGTCAAGCCGGGCGTTCGGATCGAGGCCGACGACGACACCACGCAGGCCTACTTCATGGGCGAAGCCCCCGAGGACGGCGAGGTACCGGACTTCGCTCCCGAAGGGGGCTTCCTCGAGAACTGCGCAGTCATCGCCGGCGAGAAGCAACAGCCGTTCTATCCGTATCTGAAGGTCGACATCCTCCAGAAGTGGACGAAGGGAACGACGCTCAACGAGTACCTCAAGGCCGAGGACAAGATCGATGAGAAAGACGCGCGGATCACCGGGTTCAAACACATCCGCCCGGAGACCGTCAGCGCACGCACTTACGCGAACCAGAACATCCTGCTGGATCCCGAGGACACGGAGACGGCCGAAGAGGACGAGGTCACCAAGCGTGACGAGGCTGCCGCCTACGTCCAGTTCGACGATCAGTCGATCGTCGGCCAGCGCAACGACGGAATGGACGAGGACGAGGTCTACCTCTCCCAGAACGACGTCCTGAAGCGGACGCTCGATCCGGACATCGGTGGCGACGACGCGACCGAGGAGGGCATCTTCGGGACGTCGGCGATCGAAGCCTGCAGCGACGACGCCGAGGAGTACCGCGATATCAAGCGCGACCGGGCCGTCGCGATCAAGAAAACGGCCTACGGCGTCTGGCTCGTGGAGTTCGACACCGAGGTCACGGAGCTCCCCGGGAGCAACGAGGCGATCGTCGAGACGTGGGACCAGGACGAGCAAGACGAGTGGGTCAACAACGTCGACGCGCTCGAGGCCGGCGGG